AGTATCTCCCAATGATTGACCAATACCAAGTCTAACTCTCTTAGAGTTAATATTAACTGGATTCGGCATTAATTTAGCGACTTGATTATTACCTTCAGATAAAATTGGATTGTAAATCTCAAAGGTTCCACTGGTCTCAAACACTGCTTTATTAATTACAAATTTAAGATCTTCCCATTGGCTTGGTTCCCATGTAGAAGCATTTTGCGATTTAAATAATGATCCCAGATATGGTTGCTGTGAAATAAATTCATCAGTTAATAAATCAGATTCTCCAATCCTTGATATGAATACTTTATACTTAGTTGACCATGATGCTAGACATATTGCATATTCTGTATTATCTCCTTCAAGATAAACAGGAGATTCAAATGTAAATCTAGTTGCTACAGTTCCATTTGTAGAAATATTAATCTGATCAGGAGCTTTAATAATTTCAGAGAATGGTAAAACTTTTTGTGTTGGAGTTCCTCCTTCCATTGTTCTGATTTGGAATGTCATAGGAATATCCATGTCATCCTTTGTTTGGAAGTAAATATCGCAACTTGTAATAAAGATACCACCACTTTCTGTAACTTGGAAAGATTGTGCTAATGGGTCATACCAACGATCTTTTCTTCCAGTTTCTGCTTGTGCTGAACTAATCGCTTCTGTCTTCATGACAGTGGATCCTGTTAATGTTCTAACAGATCTTTCATCTTTAGTAGGTTTAGTCTGAACAATAGCATTTCGAGTAGAAATAATATTTTCTTGAACAGTCTCTAAAGTTCCAGCAGCAGTATAATTATCTTCACCAAATGTGTCTGTATTTTCTTGATCATTAGTAGTATTATCAATTACAGTAAATGTTTTTGTTCCTGTTTCAAATTTTGGATGATTACCAGTATTTGGATTTGGAATATAAAAACTACCAATCAAATTAGCACCAAGATCAGAAATTAATCTTCTATTTGATATGACTGCTGTTGCACCACTTGTCGCACCTCTAAGTTCCATTCCAGTATTAATATATCCATAAAAATCTCCTTGAGCTTGATCACTCATTGATTTAGTATCAACATTTAATATTGTTGATGTAGCGGAATACGTTGCTGGCATATCAGTAGCACCACCACTAGCAGACGCAAGTTGAACAGTTCCTGGTGTTCCTAAGAATGTTTCTAGACCAGTAGCACCAACTTGAGATATATAAGGATTCTTTTGGAAAACCTCTGTAGGAGCATTATATGGGCCTGCTCTGTGATTGGATTGTGCCACTCTGAATTTAATAGCAGGAACATCAGTTCCTTCTGCAACAACACCAGATCCTGGCATTTTTCCAATAACAGTTTCACCAACTTGGAAAGTTCCAGATTGCATTGTAATTTCTGTTAACTTAGGAGTGCAATATTGAGTGACTGCAACACCATCAAAGAATCCATATAACTGTGTAAGTGGTTTGCATTTTGTGACTCTAAATTCTATGTTTCTTGAACGCATTGTCATAATAACATCACGACTTACAACTCTATCTCCTAAAGACTCATTATCAAACTGTTCTGTTACAACCTTTCTAGTTCCATTTCTAGTCTGGTTATCTATTCTAAATGTATCACGAATAGTATCTTCAAAAGTAGTTGTTACTGTTGTGGTAACATCTTGTGAGTGGTTAACACCAGATCCACCATTAATCCAACCTGCTTTTATAATTTCTTCTTCAGTTACTGTGCTAGTTTCTTGTCTTTGTCGTTTACGATCTGAAAAATCTTGACCACTCCAGTTTGTTTCCCATGAATTCCATTGTATAGGAGCCATTCCAGTCTGCGGATCAACACCAAACTCTTGCATTGCTTGTGCCATAATGCCAGCAAAGTTACCTTCCTGTTGAATTATCTTTGCATCTAATCTAGCAGTGTCTGTCCATGTGTCTGTTGATGGTGCTAGTTTAACAGTTGCTTGCCAAAAACTTACTAAGAAAGGAGTAACACTTTCTGTTCTAGTTGCAAACTGCTGACTCAACCATTCAGTTTCGGTATAATTAAGAGTAACAACATCTTCAGTTTTTCTTATATTTGTTCCTTCAGCAGCAAGGAATGCACGGTCAGTTCCAGCAGCAACTCCTTCTACAGGGCCTGGCATTAGATCTATTGAGGTGCAATAATGCTGTGGTCTTAATTCATTATGAGCAGCATCTAAACTACATTTTACTTTAAATCCTTGTGTTTCCTGTGGTTTAAGACTTGTGAAGTTATCAACAAAGAAACCAGATTTAAATTTATTCAATCCATCAGCATCAGGAACAAATAAATTTGATGTCTGAGTTTCTAACATAGACAATGATGTATAGTATTCAAGATTCTTAATTCTATCTTCAAGATCTTTAATATCTTGCATTCTATATCTCTTATATTTTAAGAAATCAATGCTTGCTTGTTTAGGTGAGAATAGATATGGTGGTAAAAGAATACTTGCTATTTCTATTGCATCATCAACTCCAGTTGGTCTTTCTCTTTTTTCTGAAGGATCTCCATATTTAATTTGAAATCTACCAGTTTTATCTAAGAAAATTCTATCAATTCTACCAACAAAGTGTGAAAAATCAACTGTAATAGTTTCGTCTGATGCTAATATATTCGCAGCAGAACTTCCAGATGCTGTAAATACTCTACCCTTAAATTCAAAAGGAGATCTTACATTTTCAGCAACAGTATAACTAGAAACTTTTGGTCTTATATCAATGGTGTCAGTTACATATTCACCATTAATCATGGGAATTTCTTTACTATAGTTAAAACTATCATAAGAGTTTTTAACTGTTATATCACCTTCATCAGTGGTCTCATAAAAACCATTTTTAAAATATATTTTTAGTTGTTTCTTAGGTGCTTTTGCGTTTGATCTTCTACTAATAAAACCATAGTCGTAGAAGGTGCTTCTTTGACCATTAGTAAATGTATAGTTAGCTGATATGTTTCGACTAGGATTATCTAAAGTTGTGATTAAACCTTGAACAGTTGTTTCTTTAAATACTACAACTTCACCCTCTTCAAATGCAGTTTCATTAAGAGTGATGTATGTGATTTGAGAATCTGTCAAAGACTCAGCAACAATCGCCACAGCACCACTATTTTGCCCTGTAAATTGCTCACCAATAACTAGATCAGTTGTTTTTCCAGATGGCCCATTTAAAGATGTTAAAGTCATCTTAGGTGCAGAGGCCTCTGAAGTGTCAGTGGATTCAAAGACACCATGAATACCAATAATATCTGCCTCATTCAATGATATTTTTTCATCTTGAACTCTAGTTCCAATAGGGAAGTTTCCAGATGTTAAACCATCATTTAATGATGTTGCACCAATACCTGATGCGGAATCCTTAGAGTAATTAACTACGGTAGCATTTACACGATTTAATCTTTTTATTTTTGCAGATGGTTTAGATTTTGTAAGAGTTGCAATTAATGTGCATCCAGTTGTTGCTGCACCTAATCCTTCTATTTGTAATACTGTGTTACCTGTGGTAAAGGTAAACATGTCATCTCTTAATGCAATAGTTGATCCATCAGATCTCATAAAGACATATCTCTCTTCATCAAATGGTAAGAAAGATTCGTTTGTACCTGCAGCAAGTGCAGAGGTAAGTTGACCCAATCCTGTATTTGGATTAAGTGCCACATCAACAGTAAACTCCTTTCTAATTGTTAATGATGAGTTTGTAAGATCAACATCTGAAATAAATGCTTTTGGCATTAACGCATATAATTTACTTTCAGTGGATCTTTCTAACGGTGATGTTTGAAGTTTTAAACTAGAAACTTGTGTAGATGATGTTGGAATAGCACCACTTGCAACACCAGTAACAGTAGAGACACCAGTAACTTTAACATCATTTGTATTAACTTCAGTTATTTTTGCAAATGATGGAACATTATTACCCAATCCACCAAATGATAATATATTACCAACTTTTAATGATCCAGGAAATAATGAACTCTCACTAGTAACTGTGCATACACCTGTTGCATTATCTTTCGCAGTAAATTGAGCATTACCAAAATCAATAACTGATCTTTGTATTACATCCCCATTAAATGTTTTTGCTGCACCAACAACACCTGGCCCAATAGACGCTGAAGGGCCACCATATATTGATTTTACATCCTGCATACCAAAAGATGTGATAGCAGTCGCAACACGGTTATTAGATAAACCATTTATCTCAAATGGTTCATTAGTTACAAACTCTCCAGACTTTTCATAAATCTGTAAAGATGTGCTATTAGAAACTGCAGAAACTAAAAATCCTGTAGCACCACTATACTTTCCTTTTATTTGAGTTGGTATTGTAAGTGTAACTGGTTCATTTAAAGTTACTTTAGAATATAATTGAATATCGTAAAGTGAGGTATCCCACTCATTAACAGCAGAATTAGAAGAAGTATAAGAACCAGACTCTAAAGCAAAATCATAAACTCTAGCAACACCAATCTCTTCACCACCCACACTTATTTGATTACCACCTTGTCTCTCATTTCTTAAACTAACAATGAAAGTATTTCCAATTCCTATTTGAGGTGCACCATATACATTATTAAGTCTTACAGAATTTCCTGTTTTATATGCAACACCTTGACTTTCTAATCTTTTTGAAGTTCTTGTTTTAGGTGCATCAATGTATGTTGAACTAATTGTTTCAACCTCATATCCTTTTACAAATGCTTTACCTGGTGAAACTTGATATAATGCAAGATCGTCAGATGCTAATGTTCCACCCTGTGTAAATTGACCCTCGTTATATATTCCACCATTTTTAACTCCATCATTTAAAGAGTCTTTCATGGTGACATCAAAACTCTTAATCATGTAGTCACCAGACTCTGCAAATGTTCTACGAGCTAATTCATCTCTAATAAAACTATATTCTGTATTCTTTTTCTGAGATCTTAAAACACCATCTTGTATAACTGCTAATTCAATAAAGTTAGAGTCGTTAAAATCATCTAATGGTTTAGCAAACAAACTACATGATATTTTTAGACGATCTGCACCAGGTGCAGCATAGTTATTAAATCCTTTTGAGTTATCTGCTAATGTTTCATCTTCATCAGCATTGATTATATCTTCTTCTATTCTTAAACCAATTCTAGCACTAGGAGTATTTCCATATTGTGATAAAAGAATTGTTTCATCTTGAACAGTAACAAAATTGCCTCTTATAAAGTATACTCCATTAGATATTGAAAAGGATGCAGCTGTTGATGTTGCATTGTTTGCAATACATGAAGCAAATGACTCTCCTGAAGGTATGAAGGCATTATTTTGTGGCCCTGAAACAATATCACTATCTGCTATTAACAATTCACCATCAGCAAAAACTTTAACATTACTATCTTCTACACCAGAAGACATGTATGAAATATAGAGTGTTAAATTACCATTCTCACTATTCTCAGACATGAGAATCTGTTTAATTATCGCAGTTACACCAGTTGTCGCACCAATTATTTTTCTATCAATTAACTGATCAATATAAAATTCTACAGGAACTCCTAGATGACTATTATTTAATTCAACAGCAAAATACTCAGAAGAATACGCAGTATTACCTGGTATTACTTTTGCACCCTCCTTGAAGAAATGTTGACCAAATTTTTCAATTTGATTTTGTAATATAGACTGAAGACCTGTTAATTCTCTTGCTTGTACAGGATAACCAGGCTTGAAAAGAACCTTATGATAATTATCATTCGGATCAAAATCGTCAAAATATGGTGAAACGTTAAGGTTGGTTTGCTGAGCCATAGTTAGTTAGAACTGTAATATTATTTTGACATCTTCTTTTTGATTGGAAGATCGTGTAATTGATGGTCTGTGATCAACATAAATCATATTTCCAGAATATTTGTCAATCTCTGGATTAGAAACTCCCTTAGTAAATGTTTGACCAAGGTAGTAGGTTCTATTATTTATCGAGGTGGAAAGACCTGTAAATGTAGTGCTAATTGATAAATTAGAACTACCACCAACAATAGTTACATTACCACCAGTATCTGGATCAGCAGTAAATCTTGTTGTGTTATATCCATAAATTGCTGCAGTTGCTGTTTGTGCAGTTGAAACGGAACCAGTCGCAGTTACAAAACCAGCAATAGTTCTATCTTGCCAATACTTTAAAACTCCTGTTGTTTGATCATATGCAATGACCTTTCCATAGGCAGTAACACCTGTTCCAGTTGTTTGAGATACCAAACTATCTGCAGTAAATGTTACAGAACTATATCCAGTTCCTGTTAATCTTAATCCATATGCAGCACTTGCCTTGTCTAATGTAAGCACCTGATCAGAACCAAATGATTTGGGATTTTCTAGAATACCTATTCTAGCAATTTGATTTCCTGTTATGAAATCTGGGTTTTCAGCATCATTTTCAATTCTTGCATAAAGTAAAGCATTGGTTGCACCCAACTCTCTATAGATGTCTGAACCATGCCCACCAGGTGGTGGAATGATAACATCAAGAGTTGGTGGAGATGTAGGTGTTGGAACAGATCCAGCAGATAAATCAACGTTACCGTAAGTATATCCAAATCCTTCATTAGATATCGTAACACTCTCTATTTGAGCATCATTATTAACAACAACAGTGCACTCTGCGTTAAATCCATCACCTTTAATAGGAACTCTAGTGTAAGTCTGGTTAGCAGTTCCTATACCAGTTCCTCTATTTTTAACAACAACGATTTTTATACCACCATCTGTAGCATTATTTTTAACAGCAGCATCTGCAGCATTATCTCCCCAGTTTAAAGGAACTGGCATGAAATCTGTAGAATCAAACTTAACTAAATCTGCTGGTTTAATAGTATACAAATACTTCCAAATATATCCGTCACCAGATGTACCTGCACTTCTTGGTTCTAAATCAGTAAATGTTGGTTCGTCTAGAGATGGTTTTCCATCAGGTGTTTCTGGTGTTGTTCCATTCTGCAAACAAACATAAACTCTAAAGTCACTATTAACAACAAAGAAGTTTGCAGTATATAATGATGTTCCACCAGAGTTTGGTGGTGCATTTGATATACTATAGTCATGTCTGTAATAATCATATGTTGTTCCAGAACTCCAGTTTAATTTTGGAACAATTTGTTTTACGTCAGCAGAAGTTATTCTCTTAACAGCAAGCATAGTATCATAATAGTCATTCATATTATTGAAACTATCGATAGGTGCTGGAGGAGCAGAATCCCAAGTTGATACGATACTTGTAGGGTTTGGTAGGCCTACAAAAGCATAGTAAGAGTTAGTCGAAGTGGATACACCAGCAACGAAGTTTTTCGCATTTAATATTCTTATTTGATCAGTTATGATTGCCGACATGAACTTTGATTACACTTTTTTTATTTATTTAGACGACATAATTCTCAGATTTAAGAGCCGCCTTTCTCTTAACCTGTGGGCCAGTCTTAATACCAGTGATACCGTTAGTAGTATTGATGGTATAAGCTTGTGCTACTTGCCTATCTGTTAGTTGTAATCGACCCCAACTATAGTCACCTATGAATGATGTTGATAGACCTTGATTTAATGTAGAATAACCAACAGTGTTCTGTAATCCATTCCAACTCAAAACCCTACAGAATACTCTTCTCATCGAATCTGTTTGATCAGAACCAAATCCAACAGTTGTAATTCCAACGTGGTGAGATACTTCAAAGATGTTATCTAAAGCAGTTGTTCCAACACCAACATAACGACCAGCTCTATCTAGTGAAGTAACTCCAGAACCAATATTAGATCCACTAACTGTAAAGAAGTATCCAGTTGTTAGTCCACTCACTGAAATTGGATCAGGGCTAGTGACATTCTCATCTCTCAATGGAGAACCCTTTGGAATATACAAGTCAAATACAACTGCGGTTCCAATACCGATTCCTACACCATTTGCTCTAGAGATATTTGAGCATATACCAACTCCAGTAACAATACCAAAGTCTCCTTGATATAGATCAATAGTATTTTCTTCCCTAACATATGTAGGTGGAGAAATTAGAACAGCAGGAGGTTTAGCAGATGTATAACCTATTCCAGAATTAACTCCTACTGTGATTGCATTTACAACTCCGTTACTTATTGTGGCAGTCGCTATTGCTATAGTTGTGCTTCCAATACCAGCAAATCCTGTATTACCAACACTTACTGGTTGTTGTATTTTAACTGTAGGAGCAGCAGTATAACCTTCTCCACCATCAGATATCGCAATACTCGTAATTGTTCCAGCAATAGAAACAACAGCAGTTGCAGCAGCACCTGCAAGGAATTCATATTCATGACTTGCGTTAACAATCTGAATATCTTTTTGGAAATCTCTGTTTACTGGGTTTTCATTTTCTGGATTAAAGAATGGTTTACAGTTATCAATGAATATAGATGTTGAACCAACACCAACAGATTGTATTAGATATGCTGTTGGGAATAAATTGGGTTCATATAGTGGTCTGT